ATCACTCAACAGGAAGCAGATGAGTTATTGATTACTCAATGTAAGAACCAGTTTCTTCCATCACTTCGTAAAATTCCACACTGGAATGAAATGTCTGATGGTAAAAGAGGAGCACTTCTCTCCTTTGCTTATAATCTTGGTGCTGGTTTTTATGGTGGTGACAATTTCAATACTATTACACGCACACTGAAGAATAAAGAATGGGACAAAGTTCCAGATGCTTTATATCTCTACCGTAATCCGGGTTCTAATGTAGAAGCAGGACTTGCTCGTAGAAGAAAAGCAGAAGGTGAATCTTGGAAAAAAGGTTAACCTATTAAACTAACAAGAATGAACAACAAAAAGGAAAATGGTATGGGTCAATTAATTCGTGTTGTGATTTTGAGTTGGTCTGCCGCACTACTTACCGCAAGTTATGCTGGTATGTTTGCTAAAATGGATCCCACATTCATTGCTACAGTATTCACTGCTTCTGCTGCCACTTTTGGTATTAATACAATGAAGAAAGGTGGAGATGATGACGATGAAAAGAAGGAACTTCCAAGAACTGAGACAGTTGTAGAACCTACACCAGAACCAGTTTGGGAAGAACCAGCACCTTCAGGACTTGAGCAAAGAGTTGGTGCTCTGGAAGCAAAAGTAGAAGGTGATGAAGGTGAGGGATTTGTTCAGACTCGTACAGGGGCATAAACCAAAAGAGGTCTTATGGCAAGAGAGTGGGACACTCCTAAACGTGAGTGTTGGAATAAACCCATACATCAAATACTTAAAGCCATAGATAACCATACCCGTCTTCATTTGGAGACGGGTGATTTTTGGCATGAGGAACAGGCACAGATACTAAGAAAATACGTTAAAGATTTAAAAGTTTTTATACACAAAGAGGAAAACTGGAATGAATAAAATAGCATTAGCATTATCAATTCTAAGTCTCAGTATTAGTGGAGCACTTTGCTATGGTGCTTACACGACTTATAAAAAAGCAGAGGCAATTCTCAACAACCCAGAAGATTTTGTAGGTGCCGTCGTAGAGAAGCAAATTAGTAAGGCATTTGAAAAATTGCCTATTCCTAACCTAAATACAGGGAAGTTTAAACTCCCATTCTGATGTCATTAAGAGATCCATACATATACCGCATAAAACAAATTTTAAAAGTAGTTGATGGTGATACGATTGACGCATCAATAGATTTAGGGTTTGATATTAGTTTAGAAAAAAGAATACGTCTTGCTGCTATTGATACTCCAGAGAGTCGCACATCAGACGCAAATGAAAAGAAATATGGTCTCGAATCAAAAGAATGGTTGAAGCATAAAGTAGAAAATGCTAAGAACATTTTAATCAAAACCGAACTCCCTGATAGCACTGAGAAGTATGGAAGAATTATTGGGCATTTATTCATTAATGACCAAGAGACCTCATTGAATAATCAAATGATTGTTGAAGGTTATGCTTGGACTTATGATGGTGGAACAAAGAAGAAAAACTTTGCTGAGTTAGATGCCAAACGTACCAGAAATTCCTGATATAAGATCAAATAATATAGAAATACCAAAGGTGGAGGTTCCAGTTATTCGTAATCTGGAACCTCCACCTATTCTTGTTCCTATTAATAGGAAATTGCCAATACCCGTTGTGGATGTTCCTCTTGATGGTATTCCACAATATGAACCTATTGATGCTCCTACAACCGAACAGTTTAGGAGAATGATAAATGCTCAACAAGAACCAAAGAAAGAAGAACAAGTACAAGAAAAATCTAGAGCACTTCCAGATACTAAATCACTTACTGATATTATAAAACAAGCACCAATCCAAATTCCACCATTACCATTACCTCAACAACAGACTGTTGAGGCATCAATACCACAAATAGATGCTCCGACTATTACTGTTCCTTATATTGGGACAATTCCAGTTCCTTCTACACAAACGGTTGTATTATCTGGCACCACTGCTACTGCTAGTGTCGCTGCGGCTCTTATTGGCAAATCTTTGGTTGAACAGTTGGTAAAAGTTTTAAAACCTATTATTGAGCAGACTTTTGTTCGGGGGAAACAATTGTTGAACCGAGATCTGACGCCTTATGAGACTCAGATGATGTTTGCTTTGGAACTGGATAAGAAGACTTTGAAACTTTTGAAGAAGGAACAAAAGGCTGAGAAATTACGCCAGAAGCAGGTTTTTGCTGAATCACTAAAACATCCGCACATATCTTTGCGTAAGGAGAAGCAGGATTAAAGAAAATCCCATTCTTCATTGCTTCTCCACATTTGAGTAATCTTACTAATTCGTAATCTAATCTCGCCTTATCTGTTTCTGCTCTTTGACGGGCAGTCCAAGTATCTGCAGCAGTCTTACATCTTTCTTGCAATCCACCATCTAATGGAAATGATAGAGTTGCTGATAGTCCAAAGTTATTTGCAAAACTATCTTTCTGACCCGTTCTTTCTAATCCATTAATACCTGTTGTTATGTCATTATCAATATCAGCAAATGATTCGAAAGGTCTTGAACCACTTTTGGATGTGGTCATAAAGGGAGTAAGATTAAACGTTGGTCCCTGACAACTTACTCCACCACCGTATGAGTTGGTCACGTATGGACCCTGTAGAACTTGTACTGCTTGGTTTGTTACACTTCCTGTTGATGTTGCTTGAGGATTTGCAATTGCAGTTACAGGGGTATCTCCCTCTGCATACACAGGGAGAACAAAGACACTTAGAGCAAGGATTATTTTTAGACATTTCATCTTACTGAGTAAATACTGACATTGAATCTGTAACAGATTGAATTGTCGTTGTTCTATTGACTGTTGTTTCTTTAACTAATCCAGGACCCATATAAGTTTCTGAAAACTGAAATGGTTCTCCTTGATTTACGATAGTATATCCTGTTCCAAGAGTTGGAGTTCCTGGAATATTAATATTTGTTCCCGTAACTGTATAACTAAATCCAGTTTGGAAATCTTGTTGTTTAATTATTTCATTTACTGTTGTGGTAGATTCAGTATGAGAAGTTACAGTACCACTCGTAAAGTTTGGTGTGACAGGAGCCGCTAGGGATGGTAAGGAAAACCCTAGCAGACAAATGCCTGCTAGGATATGTTTCACTTGAATACGCTCAGTTCTACACTACGTTGACCAATAGCAGTGGTTCCAGCACCACCAGCAGTGAATGTAAGAGCACCTGTAGAGGTATCAATTGTGCCTGCAAGAGTTCCCTTATCACCTGCTGCTTGTGTGGTATTCTTACCATACAGAGTTGGTGATGCAATTGTACCGTTGGTGACTGTTTGTGATGAAACAGTACTGTCTCCAACATTTAGTGACTCTGTAAATGAGAATGCCTGACCATCATTGTTAATAGTATAAGTACCAGCACTCATTGTTGCTGCTGCACTTGATGTGCCACCAGTTAATCCACCTAGTGCCGAGACACCAATATTAGTTCCCGAAACTGCATAGGAACTACCAATTCTTTCTGTTTGTACCGCTGCACCCTGTACTGTTAATTGAACGGAATCAGTGATTCTTGATGTAATTTCACCTGCAAAAACAGGAGTAGTTAAGAATAACGAAAAGGCTAATAGAAGTCTTTTCATTTTTCTATTGTATAGGACTGTAAGTATTTAGGAAAAATGTGGTATAATATACAAAGTCCAAATTTATTTTTTTATGACTGAACAACAAGAACATCTTGCAAATCTTTTGCAGCAACGTCAAACTCTTTCTCAGGAACTTGAAGTTCTTCAAGGTCAAGCAACGGGAAAAAGAGAACTTTTTCTCAAAGTTCAAGGAGTCATTGAGTATCTGACTCAACTTGGTGTAGTGCTTCCCGAACCAGAAGAGACAGTTGAAGAAGTGTCTGAGGATGCTTGACAAATTCTAAATAGTATCTTATTATGGTAAATCCCTAACACAGGGATTACATCATGAGTCTGTGATGTGACATTAGAGCCCAGGAAAGTGCCTCCCGAAAGGGTTGGTGTACCCCCTTTCTATTGGGATGTAGAGTTCAATTAATTTAAATGCAAAATTTCTTTACAGTAGCCTTGCCTCTCTTGGCAGCGGTTACAACCAATACGGCAACACTGCCTGGTTTATTTCCTCCTCCCCCTTTGAGTGCTCCGCCACCATTTTCTATTATTGAGGAGTTTGAGACCAAGACAGCGACCAAAGAGGTTGCTCCCGAAAAGCCAAAAGATAAAAGGTTAATTTGTAAAGGGTGTAATGAAAGTGAAAATGCCACCTTGGCATTTCTTCAAGATTATGGTGTTAAAGACAGAAACGCCCTTGCTACCATCATGGGCAACATTAAGCAGGAATCAACATTCCAATCTAGTGTTTGTGAAGGTGGTAGTATAACGTCATATCATAACTGCGGTCGTGGTTATGGTTTGATTCAATGGACATCTGCGAATCGTTATTATGGATTGGGTGATTTTGCTAAGAAGTATGGTGGTTCTCCATCAGCACTTCAAACGCAACTTCGTTATCTAACAAATGAAGTTCAATGGCAACGAATTGAGGAGAAGATGAAAACTCCTGGCAAATCAATTAATCGTTACATGGACTATGCGTATAGTTGGATTGGTTGGGGGCACCATGGTGCCCGCACATCCTATGCCCATGATTATGCTTCTCGACTAGTTCAAGTAGAAGTCTGATATATAAGGGGAGTGTAAGTGCTCCCCTTTCTTATGTTTAAATTTGGCAAACAAAAACCAGATATAAAGCAATATGCAATCATAGGAATTGTATTGAGTTCTGTGATTGCAGTACTTTCACAATGCACTGGTATCAAGCAAGATAGTATTTGGGATTTACTTGACGAAGTTCAAAGAAGATATTTTCCCCAAACTATTCTCAACGACTTTGTAATTAAAGATCCAGAGAAACTGGATAGAAGAATCAAACGTGATGTTGATGCAGCAATCGCAGAGTATGAACGGTTGACGGGAGACGATGGAAAGGTTAGAATACCTTCACCACGATACTCAGAGAAACCACCAGACGGGTCTTATGCCCAATCAGTTCTTGGTGGTGAAATGAGATTGTGTGCTCCTTGGGTTGACGACTGCCCTAAGGAGTGATATAATAGTCTCATGGGCACGTAGCATAATGGATAATGCATCATCCTTCTAAGATGTTGATTGCTGGTTCGAGTCCAGCCGTGCCCGTTGGAGATTTATTCTCCAAACTTATAATCCTCACGACCAAGCAAGCGAATGGGCCGAACTGTTAATTCGAGATAGCTAGGAGCGTTACCTAGGTGAGGAGTCTGCCCCCATAGTTATAGCAGTTAAAATAATCGCCTTGTAAGCGATAGTCGCGGGTGCAAATCCTCGCTGGGGGCTTGACATAATACTCGTTATGTCTTATACTTCACAAGTCCGTGTGAAGGAAGTGTTGAGAGTGATGCCAAAAGTAAGGCACCCCGACAAGGGATACAGTAGAAGGATGCGAAACCTTTCACTCTCACAAACATTACTAATGAAGAAAAGGAATTTCCAAGTTTGCAATCTGCAAGAAAGTATTATAAAATAGGAATGAGCACTATAAGAAAATTAGTTGCAAATCCACAAAAAATACATAAGGGAATTTCTGCTCAATATAAAAATATTGCGTGATTGATGTAGTGGTAACATTCCTCCCTTCCAAGGAGATCTCCTCGGTTCAAATCCGTGATCACGCTTTCCCAATTTATTGGGACTACTAAATAATCCTCGTAGTTGTAAATCTTAATACAATCTTATGAACTTTAAATCGTTTTTTGCTAGTGCCGTTGCTGTTTCTGCAATGACCGCTCCTGCCATGGCACAAGTCACCAGTGTTTCTCAACTGCGTGATGTGCAACCTACTGAATGGTCTTATCAGGCAATTTCAAATTTGGTATCGCGTTATGGATGTGTTGCTGGTTTCCCTAATGGAACTTTTCAACCAGGACAACCCGCCACTCGTGCCCAACTTGCTGCTCTTACCAGTGCTTGCTTGGATCGCATTAGTGAGTACCAGACTGCTGCTGATGCTGCTCTTGCTGCCGCTCTTCGTGCTCAATTCTCCAAGGAGATTGCTGCTACTAATACTCGTGTAACGACTCTGGAAGTTGCTTCTGCTCGTAAGGCACAAGGTGTTGGTCAGTATATTGGTGTTGGCGTTCTGCTGAATAAGCAAGGAGTTGCTGGTAGCGGTAATGATGCTAATCAAACCATTTCTGGTGCTACGGTTCAGGCGCGTCTTCCTGTTGCTACTGTTTGGGGAAATGAAGTTTCACTCCGTCCTTATGGTAACTTTGTTGGAAACCCTTCTGGACAGATTGGTGCCGCTGGTGGTGCTCTTGCTACCTATGATTATTCCATCTCACGCAAGACTCTTGCGAATGGAACTAAAGTAAGTCGTGCAAATGTTTATGGTGGTATCGGCGTTCAAACTCCTTTTGTGAACAACACCTCTTCCAACTATCAATCTGCTGTTGGTTCTGATACTCAAGTTGTTTTTGCTCTGGGTGTTGAAGGTCGCATTACCGATTCCTTGGTTGGTTTTGCAGATCTTAAGTTTCCTACTACCAATGCTGGTGACAGTTATGGTGGTTCCAATGGATCCTATAGTCCCGTATTCACAACTGGTCTTGGTATCAAGTTCTGATAACCTCTAAGGTATAGAATCAGTTTATCCCCCGCAAGGGGGATTTTCACTAATTTATTCTAATTTTATGAATATTAAACTTTGGTATTGCCCATCCATGAAACTATGGCGTTGGACATTAACAGATTGTTCCCGTCCCATTATCAAACAAGAATCTGGACAACGACCAGATTTGAGAGATGCAATGAATGATGTTGCAAATACTGTTGAGTATATGCTAAAATCTCATTAATTTTATTGGGAGATTGGCGCAGTGGTAGCGCAGCTGCTTTACACGCAGACGGTCACTAGTTCGAATCTTGTATCTCCCATTTATAAATACCTAAAAAGTATTGGTGTAATGGAAAAACTTTATAAACTTATAAGTGATACCCAAGCATCACTTTTTTTGCTATTCCAAAAAACCTGGGTCTATCATTGGCATATTGTAGGCCCGGACTTTAAACAAATTCACGATTTGTTTGGAGATCAATACGCAGAAATTCAAGAAGAAGTTGACCGCATCTCAGAACATATGAGATTTTTAGGAATCAAACCTATTAGTTCTTTATCGAGAGTTGTAGAAGTATCTGGTGTTGGAGAAGCAAAAACCAATATTTCCGAGATGGAAATGATTAAAGATTTGCTTGAGGGACATAAAAAGATTATAGATATGTTAGGTGAAGTTGCCGAAGAAGCAGAAGCACAAAGGTCAAGAGGAACTGTTAACCTCGTTGATGATTTAAACGAAGCACATGGCAAGTTTGTTTGGATGCTCCGTTCATTTACAGAAAAATAATTAAATTACATCTCATAATGGGACAATGGAAAACTTACGCATTCGTTGCAAGTCATGCAACAGAGAAATAGAGGGGCATCCCAGTAGATCAATCTCTTGTGGTTGTTCAAATATGGCAACTGTTCGTGGAAATAAAATCTCCGCAGTTGACTTATCTAAGGTTGTTATGCTAAACTCTATGCATACCAAAGAAAAGTCGGGTCTTCTTACAGAAGAAGATCTTGCCTATCAAGAGTCAAGGCGTCAACGTAAAGTAAGACGATTAGATTTTGAAGTCCGTTGAGGACTTTTACGGAAAGTTGACCGAGTGGTTTATGGTGTTTGTCTTGAAAACAAATGAGGTTAGTAGCCTCCCAGGGTTCGAATCCCTGACTTTCCTTCAGTTACAATGAATACAGATTAACAATCTCAAAATCTTTATAATACTAATTAGTAACGTTACGATACAAAACAAATGGATTCCCACATCTTAAACAACTGGGTGAAGATTAAAGAAACATTTGAGAAGTCTGGAAATACCAACAATCATTTTTATAAGAGAGCATGTGCCATTATAAAAACTGGTAAAGACCCATTAGAAAATTATCTTGGTGGTAAAGGGGGTTGACGGGATGAGGTAGTCGTGGTATTATAGATATATTACCGGTGTGTATCGCAGAGGTAGCGCGTTCCGTTTGGGGCGGAAAAGTCGCAGGTTCGATCCCTGCCACGCCGATTGCCAGTTTCACAACTGGCACACTTGACTTAAAGGTCAATTTACCCTATAATTACTAGGCAAACAAATCAAAGCAATGTCGGTTACAATTAAATTTAAGAAGGACCTCCAAACTCTTAAATCTGCGGTTAATGGTGATTTCTATCTGGATGTAAAGAGTCCGAAACTTTACAAAAAGATTCGTCGATATTATCAAAATGAGGGTGTAATGTTTTCTGAAGATGCTTTAGATAATTATGATATCCTCATGGAATGTATTGCCCAAGACCTTGAAACCTCTGAAGTTGTGTGATGACGAAAGTTTTACTTGAACGAGAAGGTTATCGTTTCGTTGAGAAAGGTATCATCGAACTTAATGGTATGCCTGATTATCGTCTACAAAAACAGAACTACTACACAAAGTATTGGAATGACATTTATTTGTTTGATAATTCTATGCAACTTACTACTGCAATGGAAGATCATCAATATGCGCGTTGGTTAGACCCTGATAGGGTTCCTTGTTATGTCAAGGAAGATGATATTCTTGATTGGGATCAATAGTCACGGAGAGACTTAAAAAGTACTGGTCGGGACCCCCTGAGACCTGAAAAGTCTTAAAACTTACTCTGGTGGAGTCAATTATGACCCTATTGTTTTCTTGCTTTTTTCAAGAGCAAGTGGTGCGGATGGGACTCTCTCCCGCCTGGTTTTCAATTTCCAGTTAAAGAATTGGTGGCGTGCATGAATGACCTGATAGGGGAGTTGCATAAACTCTCCTTTTTTGGTATAATAGAGTAAATGAAATCAATTAAATGAATTTGCATCTAACTTATTTTGGTGATAATAATTTTTCTCTAGGTAAACAACGAATTCGCAGACAAGCAGAAAACTTTGAAGTATTTTCTTCGATTAAAGAATATGGTGAGGATGATTTAAAGGATAATTCCTTTTGGAAAAATCATGCTCAACATATGATGCAAGAACGTATTAGTATGCCAGGAAAGTTTTATGGGTATTATGCCTGTAAACCATACTTTGTGGAGAAAGCACTAAATGGGATTGAAGAAGATGATGTTCTTCTTTTTGTCGATTCTGGATGTGAATTGAATAAAAACGGACTTCCTAAATTAGAACAATACTATCAAGAATGTTTGAATACAAATGGACTTTTCTTTTCATTAGATCTTCCAGAATGTCAGTGGACAAAGATGGATACATATCGTAGAATTATGGCAGAAAATGATGAGTATCTAATGACTAGGCAAATTATTTCTTGTATCTTTCTTTTGAGAAATACCTCAATAACCAGAGAACTGGTCGGAAAGTGGAAAGATATTTGTGTGGAAGAAGGCGGACATTACCTTGATGATAGTCCTTCAGAACTTCCTAATAATTCTATCTTTAGAGAGAATAGGCACGATCAATCAATTCTATCTCTTCTAGTCAAAAACTTTGCCGAAAGAGATGACTTTACTTTTTATGAAGATGATACTTATGAGGAAATATGGCAAAAGAATGGTCTTGAAGGATTACCTGTCGGACCTGGACAAGCAAAAGTATGGAACACTTATGGACGTGAGTTTCCTATCTGGGCAACCAGAAATGGTCAAATAGATTTTACAAATTGCGAAGTATGAAAAAAGCACTCATCACTGGTATTACTGGACAGGATGGATCTTATCTTGCCGAACTCCTTTTAGAAAAAGGATATGAAGTTCATGGCATTATTCGCAGATCTTCATCTATTAATACTGACCGAATTGATCACATATATCAAAATATTAAATTACATTACGGAGACTTAACAGACTCGACTAATATAGTAAGAGTTATTCAATTGGTGCAACCAGATGAGATTTACAATCTTGGTGCTCAAAGTCATGTAAAGGTATCCTTTGAGATGCCTGAATACACTGCTGATGTCGATGCCATGGGCACTCTCCGTGTCCTTGAGGCAGTGCGTCTCCTGGGCATGGAAGACCGTGTAAGGATCTATCAGGCATCTACCAGTGAACTCTACGGATTAGTTCAGGAGATTCCACAGAAAGAGACCACACCTTTCTATCCACGTTCTCCTTATGGTGTGGCAAAGATTTATGGGTATTGGATCACAAAGAACTATCGTGAGGCATATGGAATGTATGCTTGTACCGGTATTCTTTTCAATCATGAATCTCCCCGTCGTGGTGAAACATTTGTGACTCGTAAGATTACTCAGGCACTTTCTAAAATTTCTGTAGGACTTCAAGATTGTTTGTATCTGGGTAATCTAAATGCAAAGCGTGATTGGGGACATGCAAAAGACTTTGTGGAAGCAATGTGGTTAATGCTTCAACAAGATGAACCAGAAGACTTTGTAATTGCTACTGGTGTTCAGTATTCGGTTCGTGAGTTTGTTGAGGAATCAGCACCTTACTTTGGTATGAAAATTGAATGGCAAGGTGAAGGACTTAATGAGATTGGTATTGATAAAAATACTGGAAAAACAGTCATTCGAGTTGATCCTAAATATTTTAGACCTGCTGAAGTAGAGACTTTGTTGGGTGATGCCACCAAGGCAAAAGAAAAATTGGGTTGGGAACCCAAAATTTCATTTAAAAAATTAGTTGAGGATATGTGCATTTATGGACAGTGATAGTAAAATTTTTGTTGCTGGACATCGTGGATTAGTTGGATCTGCAATTATTCGTCAATTGGAAAGACAAGGTTGTAAAAATATTGTAACTAAAAATAGAACTCAATTGGATCTTAGGATTCAAAAAGATGTAGATGAGTTTTTTATGGAAGAAAGACCTGAATATGTCTTTCTGGGAGCTGCTAAAGTAGGTGGTATTGGATATAATAAGCAAGTACCTGCAGACTTTATTCGTGAAAATTTGCAGATTCAAACTAATGTAATTGATAGTGCTTATCGTAATGGTTGTAAGAAACTTCTATTTCTTGGTTCTGCCTGCATTTATCCAAAACTAGCACCAGTTCCAATTAAGGAAGAGTACTTGATGACAGGACCTTTGGAGGAAACAAACAGTGCATACTCTCTAGCAAAAATTGCTGGATATATGATGTGTAAAAAATATACCGAACAGTATGGATTTTCAACAGTTTCGGTTATGCCCAACAATCTTTATGGTATTAATGACAATTTTATTCTTGAACAATGTCACGTGATTCCAAGTTTTATTAATAAATTTGTAACCGCAAAGGATAAGAATCTTCCCAATGTTACTTGCTTTGGTGATGGAAGTCCTACTAGAGAATTTTTATTTTCTGATGATCTTGCTGATGGTTTAATTTTCTTGATGAATAATTACTCGGATCCAGAGATCATTAATATTGGTCCAGATCGTGAAGTAAGTATTAAGGAACTTTCTGAATTGGTTTCTGGGCAAGTTGAATATGATGGGGAATTGATTTGGGATATTAAGAAACCAAATGGAACCCCTAGAAGAGCATTAGATACTTCTAAAATGAATGCTCTTGGATGGAAAGCACCAACTTCTCTTGAAGATGGTCTTAAAATTACAATTGATTGGTTTTTAAAAAATAGGAGCAATTATGTCAGAGTTTAAGTGGCCATTAATGAAAAATTCTATCTCATTTGGGGATAGAATTGAACTAGCAAAGTTTGTTTTAACCTCTGACAAATTTACTCAAGGTAAAAAAGTACAACAATTTGAAAAATCTTGGTCTGAATGGTTGGGATGCAAATACTCATTGTTTGTAACTTCTGGCAGTACTGCAAATTTTCTTTTGATTGCAGCAATCATGGAACAATATAATTTGAAACCAGGAGATAAAGTTCTAGTTCCTGCATGTACATGGGTTACAAATATTAATCCAATTATTCAGTTGGGACTCACTCCTATTTTTTGTGATATTAGTTTGGATGATTATAGTTTTGATATCTCAAACTTAAAAACAATTGCTAAAAATAATCAAGACATTAAGGTTGTATTTGTAACTCATTTATTGGGCATCCCAGCCAAAGTCGAAGAATATAAAAAGATCCTTCCAAATGCTCTTTTTATTGATGATGTTTGCGAATCTCATGGATGTTTAGATGCTAGTGGTGAACGTGTTGGTAAAAATAGTTTAGGTTCTACCTTTAGTTTTTACTTTGGGCACCACATGTCTACTGTAGAAGGTGGGATGGTTTGTACTAATAATAAAGAACTTTATGATCTAATGAAACTTAAGAGATCTCATGGTCTTGCAAGAGTTTCCGATAGATTTGATGAATATGCTCAACAGAATCCTGAGATACAGAAATCATTTTTATTTGTAAGTGATGGGTATAACTTTAGAAACACTGAGTTTGGTGCAGTTCTTGGATTATCTCAGTTGAAGAGGTTAGATAAGTTCATTCAAAATCGTAGAAAGTCTTACGATACGTTTGTTAAAATTGCAAACGACAATGACAATTTCTATCCAATAGTGTATAATAGTGGTAACAGTTGTTTTTGCTTCCCCTTTATTTGCAAAACAAAGGAGATAAAGGAAAAAATGATTGAATTTTTTGAGAAATACAAAATTGAATATCGTCCAGTTGTTGGAGGTAATCTATTAAAACAACCTTATCTCAAAGAATATAGTATTACTGGCAAACAAGAAAACTTTAATGCTGACATAATTCACGAAAACGGTGTGTATATTGGTAATAATCAATTTGTATCTAATACGGATATGAAACTACTTACAAAAATTATAGGGGAAATTTAATGAATAGATTTGGAAATCTGATTGATGAGTGCATCAAGGAAACCATAGATGAAGTTCTTTCCCGTAGAGAACTTCCTGATGTAGAGTATATTGAAACTGACAATCTGGGAGAAGTTGTTGAAAAACTTTCTATTCTCCATACTCGTATGTGGATGTTGGAAGATGCAATTCAAGAGGCAAAGACTGATGCTGAAATTGCCAACCTAAAGCGTAAGATTGACATTTGCTTCAAAGTAAAACGACCCCGTTTGGTGCAGGCAGTTAATCTTCTTGTGGATAATGCAATTGCTTCAGGAAAAACTCTTCGTGAGGATTCTGTAAAACTCTATAAAGGAGTTGAATAATTGAAAACTTAAAATTATGAATTATTCTATACCAATTTATAAACCATCAATAACCGAACTTGAAAAAAAATATGTTAATGATTGTTTAGATAGTGAATGGATATCATCAAAAGGAAAATATGTCGATCTTTTTGAAAAAAATTTTGCTACTAAAACAAATATAAAATATGCGACTTCTGTTTGCAATGGGACAGTTGGTTTACATCTATCTCTTCTTTCTTTAGGAATTGGTTGTGAAGATGAAGTAATTGTCCCTACTTTTACTTATATTGCTTCCGTTAATTCTATTGTTTATTGTGGAGCAACACCGGTATTTGTTGATTCTTTGGAAGATACTTGGCAAATAGATCCAGAAGATATTTTAAGAAAAATAACTCCAAAAACCAAAGCTATTATGGTTGTTCATTTATATGGACAATCTTGTGATATGGATAAAATTTGTCAAATAGCAAAAGATAATAATTTATTTTTAATAGAAGATTGTGCAGAAGCCTTTGGTACTTATTATAAAGGAAAACATGTTGGGTCATTTGGGGATATTTCTACTTATAGTTTTTTTGGTAATAAAACTATAACCGCTGGTGAAGGTGGTATGGTAGTTACAAATAATGAATCATTATATTGTAGAGCAGTTCATTTGAAGGGTCAGGGTCTTGCTTATCATCGACAATATTGGCATGATGTTGTGGGATATAATTATAGAATGACAAATATTGCCTGTTCTATTGGATATGCTCAATTGGAGAGATCTAACGAACTTATTTCTAAAAAGAGAAAAATTGCTGAATATTATAATACAGTTTTTGAAGGAACTCATATACAAACTCAGAAAGAACAATTGGATACGGTACACAGTTATTGGATGAATAGTGTCATTTTGGATTGTAATCAAGAACAGAGGGATCAATTTAGAGATTTTTTAAGGGATAATGGTATTGATACTAGACCCCTGTTTTATCCGGTTCATACCATGCCCATGTATTCTAAAAAATATGAAATGCATAAAGTAGCAGAAGATATTAGTAGGCGTGGTTTTAATATTCCAAGTTATCCAGATTTAACAATTGAAGAACTTGATTACATATCAAATACTATTTTGAGTTATGAATTTTGAACGGATATTTTCTTTTGATGATATTAAAAATCTAGTAGAATCAAATGTAAACCTTAAAAAAACTTTTAGATATTTTGATAGTAGAGATGAGGGTTGCTTTAAAAATCACTTTTATCACTTCATATTAAATGATTCAAGTCCTATTGGGTATGGACATTTAGACTATGACTGTGGTAAAATGTGGTTAGGTATGTGTGTATTTGACTCTTATGTTGGGAAGGGATATGGAAAATTGATTTTAAAAAACCTTATAGATAATAGAGAAAACAATGTATTGAATTTATCCGTAGATAAAGAAAATTACAAAGCAATTAATCTTTATTTAAATAATGGATTTAAAATACATTCACAAACTAAAAAAATTTTTTATTGTTCTTTAAATTAAACATGACATATACTTTTAGCCCTAATGCTTTATGGTTTGAATCTTCTGAAATTAAAGCATTAATATTTAATTTTCTGAAAAAAGATCAAGTTAATAATATTTTAGAAATTGGATCATATGAAGGAGCATCTTCGGTTTTCTTTGCAGATAATTTTCTTTCAGATAATAATTCATCTCTTACATGTGTTGATCCCTTTTTATCAATTGATGATAATGATCACAAAACTCTTTTAACATCAAATCAGGAAGAAAATTTTTTAAATAATATTTCAAATACTTTATTTCCAGATAAAATTATTTTTAAAAAAACAACATCAGATATTTTTTTAAAAGAAAATGATAAAATATTTAATTTTATCTATATTGATGGGTGTCATGAACCTAATCAAGTGGTTTCCGATCTTGATAATTGTGTAAAAATTATTTCTGATGGTGGAATTATATGGATGGATGATTATGGTGGTGGAAATCCTCCTATTAAACCTATTGTTGATCAGTATCTTTTGGATAAAAATCCACCACTAGAATTGATTCATACAGGTTATCAAATAGCATTTAGAAAAATTATTGAGGAGTAAATTATGGCTGATACACTTGGTTCTTTAGTTGATAAATTGACGACGATTGATCTTAAAATGTGGAACAATCAAGAGATGCTTTATGAAATTCGTAGAATGACTTTTGAAGAATATAAAGCAAAATACTTTGACACTGAAGAAGGTGCTAAAAAACTTTGGGAGTGTTTAAAAAAAGCATGTGATCTTAATGTTCAAAGAAATCAATTGATAGATGAAGTTGATGAAAAAGTTGTAGAAATTATTAAAGATGCTGTTTCTGGAAGTGACTTAGATTCTGGAAAATTTATTCAAAGAAAACATAAAACTTATTGATTATGAAAGATAATGCTGTAATTTTAAACCATCTTGGGATGGGTGATATGTTGTCAATAAGTCCAGCGATAAGATTGTTTGCTTCAAAATATAAAGAAATTTTTATAGTATCTAAATTTAGATATTATAAAAATGTTATGAAATTGTATGAAGATATTGATAATGTTAATGTATTTTCCTTAACTTCCAATTCTGATGATAATCAATATACTGAGATGTCTGAAATAAACTCATTCATTTCGGAAATTGATATTGATCATGATTTATATTCTTGTGGGATATTCAAAGAAAATCATCACCCATTTAATAATTTACCAGATAATTTTTATTATGATTTAGATATACCGTTACAAACTTATAATGAATATTTTAAACTGCATGAAAAATATTATAATATAAGCAAAGTTTCCAATATTATTCAAAATTATGAGTATATATTTGTTTCTGGAAATACCTCATTAAAAGATTATACTGACGATATCTTTTCAAAAATAAAAACTAATGATCTTATTTTAAGTACTTCTAAAAATTTTTATGATGATGATGATGAAAGATATGAAATTGCAAATTCTATCATTAATCTCCCTTTATTTGATTATATACCACTAATTCAAAACTGCAAAGAGGCTCATGTAATAGGTGGAGTTTTTTCTGTACTTTCTAAATTTGTTATTGGGAACAGTTCTTTAAAATTTTTGCATAATTGCAACGAGTGTAGTCTATCTAAAAACTTTTTTTCTGAGTGGGAGATTATTTAAATATGAATCACATTTTAAATCGATGTTTTGAAAAAATATTAGTACTTACTACCAATCATAAAATATCTGAAGAAAGAAGGAAAAGAATTATTCCTAGATTGGAGGGAATTGAATATACTTTTTTTTATGGAGTTAGTTATGAAGATTTAGATATCCAATCTTATCGTGATAATGGGTGCAATCTACAATATCCAGGACAAATTGGATGCTCGGAAAGTTTTAATAAAATATACAAGTATATTTTTGATAATGACATAAAAAATTGTTTAATTTTAGAAGATGATTCTATTATTGGTGAGGATATAAATTTATTGGAAAGCATTTATCCACAATTACCTGAAGATTGGCAATTATTTTATTTGGGACATGGGCATCAGGATTCACAACCATCTCCTAATTATTCTGAAAATTTATTTCGTATCAGTAGGAATGATAATTATTTTCCAGATGCTACATTGGCATTTGCAGTAACTAAAGAATGTGCTAAAAAATTATATGATTTTAATTCTAAAATAACCTGGACTGCGGATGCAAATATTCAGATTTTTTTTAGAACTACTGATAATGTTGGATATGCTAGTATTCCAAAATTAATACTACATGAAAAAAAAGATTCAATCGTTGAAAATTTTATTGTATGAAAACTATTAGATATTTTTGTGATTTTAATTGTTTTGACAGACAAAATAATTTATTAACTTGGGCTTTATCTCATAATTTTAATTTAATATTTGATGAAGTATCACCAGATATTGTTTTGACTGGAAATGATTTAAGTCCAGATTTAGTAAAATATAAAAATTCAAAAATTATATACTATAACGGAGAACCATTTATTTCCTGGTCTGGGGATATTAATAGAAATGTTATTGATAAAGCATTAACAAATTTTAATTTTGATGATTCTTTATTTGAAAGAGTTCCTTTAGTATTGCATTATAATTATGAATATTTTAAAAATGGATATATTAATGATTATGAATTTTTACTAAAAGAAAAACCAAATATTACCAGAGTTCCAAGTAAGTTTTGTTCTTTTGTTGCAAGAGCAAATGGATATCCATCATGCCCAAGAGAGTACTTCTTTAATAAATTGGGTAATTATAAAACCATAAATTCGCACGGATCTTATTTAAATAATAGTCCATTAATACCTATGGGTGATACATCAAAATACGAGAATTCTTTATTTAAAGTTAATTGTATTTCTAATTATAAATTTAATTTGTGCTTTGAAAACTCTCATGGATGTACTAAGTCTCCAATAGATCATACTTATGTAAGTGATTCTGGGTGGGTAAGTGAAAAAATATATGAAGCATTGCTATCTGATACTATTCCGATTTATTGGGGAAATAAAGATATTCATAGAGATTTAAATACCAAACGTTTTATCAATTATTATGATTATAGTGATTTTGATGCTATGGTTGAAAAAATAATAGAAATTGATAATGATGATAAACTATTTTTAGATATTGTAAATGAGAGTTATGTTAATGACAAATCTGAAAGCATCTTTAAAAAAGAATATATAGTGGAACTTATGAAAAAAATTTGTGATTAATTATGAAAAAAATTATATTTTTTAATCATGCTCATAAAGGAGATCTTTGTATTTCCAGATCATTTATAAATCAAATAATAAAAGAACTTGATATTGAGTTTGGTTATGCCCATTACTGGGGGGAATATCTTCTTCAAGATATGAAAGTTGAATATTCCTATGTAGATGGAATACCTATATTATCCGATAAAAGGCATGTGGGAAATTTTATATCAGATGATATACTATACATTAATACCTGGATTGGTAATTATTTCAGACATTCTAAACCTGGATATGGGGAGTGTACTTTAAAATCTACTTATGATTTAGTATATACTGAGATATTTGAACTTATTAAAAATACATTTCAAATTAATATTGAATTAAAAAATATAATGGAATATTTTCCACATATTGATTATTCTCATTTTAAAATTGATAAAATAGATCAATTCATAAAAAATAATAATAGTAGAAAACGGGTATTATTATGTAATGGTCCAGGGTTAACTAACCAATGTGAATATAATGGAGATATGGGAGAAATTATAGAAACCATATCTGAAAAATATTCAGATATTATGTTCTTAACCACGCATAAAATAAATTGTGATAAAAAAAATATAAGGTACACTGGGGATATTATTCAATCTGATCAAACCGATTTGAATGAAATATCATATCTTTCAAAATTTTGTGATATAATTGTGGGTAAAAATTCTGGCCCTTTTATATTTTGTAATACTAAAGATAATATTTTTGATGAAGGTAAATCTTTCTTATCTTTTGGGGATAAAGAAACCTATTGTCTTCCGTATAAATTGGATATAGATTGTAATTTTATATTTCAATATTTTTCCAAAAATAATACTTTAAATGAACTTACTGAGACTATTATTGAATTAATTGAAAAATGAAAAAGCAATACAATTTAGTTGGTGGTGGATTTAATAACTATGATAATGGAAACAAAGCATCTTCTATTCATAAACAAGAATCTAAGTTTATTGAATGGGTAGATTTTGGTGCTGAGGAAACATTTTATGTTGACCATGCAATAAGTTTAGCATTTGATGATGGGGATAGTCTTAAGAAGTATGCTTGGTTATTAGAATCGGCAAACATCTATCCAGAGATTATTGAAGATGTGAAACGAAATTATTTGCATTATACGAGAACTTATGATGCAATTTTTACACACAATCAGGAACTTGTAAATCTTCATCCAAAGTTTAAGTTTGCTCCTCTTCAAGGAAGTTGGATTACAGAACCAAAACTTTATGAGAAGAGTAAATTAGTTTCTATGATTTGCTCTAATAAATCCATGTGCCCTGGGCATGAATATAGATTGTCATGGGCACAAAAACTTCAAGGGCAAGTTGATTTTTATGGTCGTGGATTTAATGAGATTCAAAATAAAGAAGAAGGTTTAGCAGACTATATGTTCTCGGTAGCAATTGAGAATGCAAGTTATGCAACCTACTTTACCGAAAAGATTCAAGATTGTTTTGCAACTGGAACAATCCCAATTTATTATGGGGCACCAGATATTGGAAAGTTCTTTAATCCAAAAGGAATCATCACTTTAAATGATGACTTTGATATTGCCCTATTGACTCCGGAAATGTATTATGATAGACTTGATGCAGTAAAAGAAAATCTAGAAATTGTAAAGGATTTTGCAATTAACGAAGATTACATTTATAACACTTATTTGGGAGTTAAATGACAATTAGTTATAATCAACTTGGATCAAATGGTCGTCTTGGGAACCAGATGTTTCAGTATGCTGGACTACGTGGAATTGCCGCACATCGGGGATTTGATTGGTTGATTCCTCGTCCAGAGAGTTATGGTGATTCTAATTATGGACTCTTTGATTGTTTTGAAATGAGTTCTGTAAATGAAAAAAACTTTGGGTATCTGAATGCTCAAAGTATTGCAACAGGGCAATTTCATTTTAGTCAAGAGTTCTTTGATAATTGTCCTGATAATGTAAATCTTCATGACTACTTTCAGTCTCCAAAATACTTCTCTAATATTGAAGATCAAATCAGAGAAGACTTTACTTTCAAGACAGAGATTTTAGATCCTTGTCAAGAGATTATGAATGATTTGGAAAGTCCCATTTTCATTCACGTTCGTCGTGGTGATTATGTAAATAGTCAAGATGCTCATCCTGTTTGTTCATTAGAATACTATAAAGAAGCACTCACCCATTTTGATGATGAACTTCCTGTTCTAGTATTTTCTGACGATATTGCATGGTGTAAACTACAAGAATTATTTTCTGATGATCGGTTTATGCTTTCTGAATATCAAGAACGATATCCTCAAACTTGTGATACTAATGATGGAAAGCAAAATGCCCTGATTCCTTATTTTGATCTTTGTATGATGTCTCTTTGTTCTGGAGGTATTATTGCAAATAGTTCTATGAGTTGGTGGGGTGCCTGGTTAATTAATAATCCAACTCAATCAATTATTGCTCCCAATCCATGGTTTGGGCCACAATATAATAAGTATTATATGGGAGATCTTCTTCCCGATTCTTGGGTTGAGGTTCAGTCATGAACTTGAGTTTTTTGATGCCCTGTAGAATTGAATCTGAAGACCGGCTAAAGAATGTAATTACTTCACTTAGTTATCTTTTATATCATTTTCCAGAGTGTCCGATTATTATTAAAGAGAACGATGCTCAATCTGTTTTTGTGGATAGAGTAGTTCCTGTCATTCAAAAACTTTTTGGTAAAGTTCCTGATAATCTCCAACATATCTTTGAACAAACTAATCAGCAATTTTTTCATAAGACTAGGATTTTGAATGATCTTTTAGTTGAATCAAAGACTGAAGTTGTTTATAATTATGATGTTGATGTAATCTATCCAGTTTCGAGTTATCATACTGCTTATAATATGATTACTCAGGGTGGATATGATGCTGTATATCCATTTGGTTGTGGAATCTATCAGTGGGCAGTTGAATATCCAGTTGAACTTTTTGATAAGTTTATTGCATCAAAGTTTGATTTGAATGTATTAAAACCAAATTGTGATCTGCAACCTTCTGTAATGGGTTGGGGACAAATGATCAATCGTCAAGTTTATATTGATTCTTATATGTGGAATGAGAACTTTATTTCTTGGGGTGCCGAAGATTGTGAATATCATTATCGTCTTCCGGCACTGGGGTATAGAGTTGGGAGAGTAAATGATTTTGTTTATCATTTCAATCATTCTAGAACTTTTAATTCTCATTATCATAATCCAAAGTTTACAGATAATCATAATCTTTGGCAGACTATACGAAAACTGGATAAGGATGCTATAATAAAGTATTATAAAGATCAGAATTATGTTAGAGAGAGGAGGAATCAATTAAATGTTAGCATTTAATTATTTGGGAAAACTTGGAAGACTTGGGAATCAAATGTTCCAATATGCTTCTTTGAAAGGTATTTCTCGTCGTCGTGGGTATGATTACTGCATTCCAAATCATAATCAAATATTCAAAGATCCATATGGATTTGATTTGAAGATTGAACTATTCTATCCATTTAAAATGAGTGGTGTGACTCCTCGCAATATTGGTATACTGGATCGTGGATATGCTCCTGTTGTAGAAGAAAAATATTTTCATTTTGATGAGATTCTTTTTACGATGTGTCCTGATGAGATTACTCTTGCAGGGTATTTTCAATCTGAAAAATATTTCAAACATATTGAAGATGAGATTCGTATAGACTTTTCGTTCAAGGATGAGATTCTAGAACCTTGTAAAGAAATGATTGGATCAGTTGGAGAGGCAATTTCTCTTCATGTTCGTAGAACTGATTATCTCACTAATCCAAATCATACGGCACTTGGTCTGGATTATTATGAAGAAGCACTCAAACAATTTAATGATACCTCATCAGTTCTTGTATTCTCTGATGATCCTGAATGGTGTAAAGAGCAAAGACTATTTTCTGGTGATCGTTTTATGATTTCTGAATCTGGAGATCAATATGTTGATTTGTGTTTGATGAGTCTTTGTAAGCAGCACATTATTGCCAATTCCTCATTCTCTTGGTGGGGTGCATGGTTGTCTGGATCTGATGATGTTGTATCTCCCGTAAAGTGGTTTGGTAGAGATGATCGAGATAAAGATACCAAAGATCTAATTCCTGAACTTTGGACGAGAATCTAATGGATAGAAATAAAGCAGTCTATAAACTCAAGGGACTTCCTCCCATTTATTATCTCAATCTGGATGAACAACCAGAAAGAGCACAGTATATGGAAGAACAATTTAAGTATTGGCAAATTGAAAATTATATGAGAATCTCTGCCTATGATGGTAGAGATGGTAGAGACCTTGGAGACATTCTTAAAGGACGATATCCAGATATGATGAACTCTGGGGAAGTTGGTTGTGTAACATCGCATCTGAAGGCACTCAGGCACTTCTTAGAGAACTCTGATTCTCCCTGTGCTTTAATCATGGAAGATGATTGTGATTTGGATACAATCAAACATTGGCCATTCACTTGGAAAGATTTTTTCTGTAAAGTTCCTTACGATTATGATGTCGTTCAACTTGCGATTATTAATCCATCCCAGGTTCATGTACAACTTCATCGTCGTTTTGTAAATGATTTTTCAACTGCATGTTATTTGATTACAAGGCATCATGCGCAAAAACTTATCAATCTTCATGTTCGTGGTGATAAGTATAAGTTGGATAATGGTGTCAAACCACGTGCCGTTGCCGATGACCTGATTTATAATTCAGGTAATACTTTTGCGATTCCTTTATTCATGTATAAGATTGAATTGGGATCATCTATTCATGATGAACATATTGATATATTTCATCGTGGTAGTTATGACGGATTGTGGCAATTTTGGAGAAATGGATCTTTTGATGTGAAGGATTGGAACAGTGTTTTTAGTTATGATCCTTATGCTGGACGACTTCCACCAGGATTTGAAAACAAATAGGACTTGACAAGTCTTTATAATTCCTATATAATTGTGTGATGTTTCTTAACAAAAGTGTAATGACTGTAACGACTAATGAGCACGGGCAACAAAATATGTTTGCTACTGAACCCAAGATGTACATTTCTGATGCTGATGCTATCAAGTATGGTATGATGACTCATAACGAACGTGCAGAACTTGCTAATAGTCGTTGGGCTATGCTAGGATTCATTGCAGGCATCGTGTCTTACGTTGCTACTGGTAAACTATTCTTTGGTGTCTTCTGATGTCCGAAGTTATTTTTACAACAACCAGTGTTGCCTTCTTTGTATTGTTGGCACACTCAATCAATCAACTTTCTGAAACTTACTAAGGAGAACTAAAATGAAATTCGGATTTACACCTGAGGTAGAGATTTTAAATGGTCGCCTCGCAATGCTTGGATTCGTAATCGCAGTAGGAACTTATCTCACCACTGGTCAGATTCTTCCAGGCGTGTTTTAAAATCCTAACAAAATAAGCAATAATACCTATGCCCATTCTAAATATGAGTGGGGAACTTTTATTCCAAATGATAGTAGCAGAATCTTACTTTGTATTAATGGTTGTGATTCTTATCATAAAAGCAGCATATACGAAATGATTCTATATCCTCTTCTATATAAAGGAGAGGATTTTTTTATTATGTCTAAGAATCAGATTACAAAAGAAGAAATTAAAGTTTCGGTAGAGAAGTTAAAGACCGAACTTTATAATGAGCAAACTTATGATGGCAAGGACCTTGCTCATAGGTATCTCAATAAGGTGCTGGACAAAATAGAAGAATATAGAGTATAATAAATATCACTAGAAGAAAGTAATTAGTATTATAAGTGGCACTTAGAAAACCGTCTGATTTATTTCAAAAAAAAGAAACCTCTGGAGTTTTTGAATCCCCAGAAGTTTCTTTTGATATTGTAGAAAGTTACGATAAGTTTCGTAATAACTTTGATAAAGTAAATAATCTGTCTGAAAAAGTAGAAGTCTTATCGCAAGAACTTTCTGAAAAGATGACTAGAACTGATCTTGAGAATGCTATGTATTCTCAATTGATGATTCTTGATGAAAATTTTAAATCGATTCGGAATCAGATCAAGGGATTAAATAAAGAGGATTTAAAAGAATTTAAAGTAAACGTTTCTAACTTAAGTGAGATTGTTGGAAATCTTGTAGAAAATGAAATTCCAAAATATAAAAGACAAATTATTAATAATGAAGTTCGTATTGGTGATAAGTTTGATCAATTAAAAGAAGTTGTAGAAGAAAATATTGTTGGTATTAGAAATGAAATTGATGTCAAAGTTAATGATATTGCAGAAGTCATTGATACTAATTTAGAGTATTTTAACAATCAACTTCAAGAAACTTCTTCTGAAGTTAAGAAAACAACAGAGACTTATAATAAACTTTCCAAAATTGTAGAAAGTAAAGTATCAAAAGAGAATGATAAACTGGAAGAATATTCCCAAGTTATTCAATCTCTTCATGAAGCATTCGTAGAACTTGAAGAATCTCTTCAAAAAGAAACTTCCACATATAATCAAATTATTGAGGAGAAGTTTGCAACTATTTCTTCTGGAGTAAAGAATACAATTGATAATATTGGTGAGGATGTAGATACTTTTAAAAATCAAGTATCTTCTGATATTTCAAGTATCAAGGCAGATGTTGTAATCTTTGAGAAGCACAACAAGGATACTGAAAAAACTATTCAAGAGTTTTCTGAACAACTCTATAAGATTTCCGAAATTGATGAAAGTATTGGAGAACTTAATGAAGATATTGGTAAGTTACAAAATCAATATGATAGTATTTCTAATCAATCAATTGAAACCAAAAAGGATTTAGAAGTTGTTGAAAGGTACATTCAAAATCATCATCAAGAACTTGTAGAACTCAAAGAAGAAGTTTTTGGTGAGATTGAAAAACTTCCAGTCGGCAATCTTCAAGAGAACCTTGAGAGACTTGAAAAGAAGATTGATTACATTAAAGAAACTTATTCCAAGATTGAACCAGAAGTAATTGTAAAAGAAGTCATCAAAGAAGGTCTTCTTAATGAACCACCAGATACAAAGAACTCTGATCCACTTACTCCATTAGATCAGAAGTTTGTAACTCTGGATCAACTTCAAAAACATTATAGTTTATTCATCAATCGTATTCAGCAACAACTCTCCACAATAGGTGGTGGTGGTGAGACTAGACTGAAGTATCTTGATGATATTGTAGGTATTGCTACAAATGCAAGTGCTTATGATGGTAAGTATTTAAAATATAATCATTCATTAGGTAAGTTTGAATTTACTGATGTTGATATTAGTAATGATAGTTGGGCAGATGGTGTTAGTGGTCCTTATACTTTAGGGTCTGTTGGTATTGGAACCACAAATCCCCAATCAGCATTAGATGTTCG